ATGATGGCAGCAGTATTTGGATTAAGATGGTTCGTTAAGAATCAGAACATGAAAATAGTAAAGGGGTTTAAGTAGTGAGTAAAGCATCAGAGAGTAAACTATCAGCACTGCATGGTGCAGTAGCAGAAGTTCTGACTACACAAGTACTAAGTACTGAACCCGAGACCACTTTCGACAGTGAGGGCAACTGTGTTGAAACTGGGGAAGAAGTTTATTCGGCTTCCCCAGCCTTAGTTGCCACCGCTATCAAGTTCTTAAAAGATAACCAGATTACATGTGACATCTCGCAAGACGAGAACATGGGTAACCTACGTGAAGCACTTAAGAACAAGACTAAGCACTCACGCCTAGCAAGTGGGCAATCAGCAGCTAAAGAGGTACACTAATGGATATAGCAGATATTGTATTCGACGCAGAGATGACAGATGACTGTCTATTCACTGATGACGAGTTTACAAAAATCTGTGATGACCGAGAGCAGTATTTACAACTTAGTGAAGTAGAACAAGAGACAGCGAGACGGTGGGCCGAGATTGAAGCATTACGGGACCACTACTCATTGTTTGAGGATTTCTTATACGATTGTATGACAGAGCTAATGGGATTCCAGTGCACTGACGTACAGATTGATATAGGGAGATTCCTACAGTTTGGTAAATATGATACTAAAGAGGACATGGATAAGGTCTTAGATGGCCTACTAAAGCCTCTACAGTATGGTATGATTCAGGCTCAACGTTCACAAGCAAAGTCTACTATCGTAGCAATGTTCGCAGTATGGCAATTAATACATGATTGCAAGCATAGGATATTAATTCTATCTGCTGGTTCAGAAGTTGCAATGGAAATCGCTAATTGGGTTATTCAGATTATTATGAGTTGGGACATACTAGAATGTATGAGACCAGACAGACAACACGGAGACCGGGCAAGTTCTAAAGCGTTCGATATCAACTGGCAACTTAAGGGTGCGGAGAAATCCCCATCAATAGCTTGTATTGGTGTTACAGCTAACATGCAGGGTAGACGTGCAGATTTATTAATACCAGATGACATTGAGTCATCAAAGAATGGTACAACAGAGATACAACGAGCAGCCCTCGAACATCTGTCAAAAGATTTTACGTCCATATGTCAGAAAGGAAGAATCATTTATCTTGGTACTCCTCAGACTGTGGACTCTATTTACAACAACCTACCGGCGCGTGGTTACACGATAAGAGTCTGGACAGGGCGTTACCCTACCGAAGACGAGGAAAAGCACTATGGCGACACACTGGCCCCTTACATTGCTAAGAAGATGTATGCTGACCCTACTTTACGTAACGGTGGTGGTCTTGATGGTTCCCGTGGTCGTCCTACTGATGACGTGTTACTTGGTGAGGATTTGCTTACCAAGAAGGAACTAGACCAAGGACCAGCATACTTTAATCTACAGCACATGCTCAATACCGTATTGTCAGACGAGCTACGTCACCCACTTAAGACTAAGAACTTAATAGTGATGAACTTCGGGACAAAAGAAGCAGCAGGTGAGATTACATGGATGCCTAGCCCCTCTAATAAGGTAGAGGTAGAAGGTTTCGTCAGTAAGCCACAATTCTATGGCCCATTTACTACTAGCACTAAGTTATACGCATACGAAGGTAAACACATGTATGTGGATACAGCAGGTGGTGGTGAGAATGGAGATGAAACAGTAGCAGCAGTTACATACTTCTTACATGGCTATATATTCCTAGCAGAGTTACTTAAGTTACCCGGTGGGTATAGTGATAGTAACTACAAAGAGTTAAGTAAGTTAGCACTACGACATGAAGTTAATAGTATTGACGTAGAGAAGAACTTTGGTTTTGGTGCATTCGCGGCAGCGTGGAGACCATTACTAGCAGCAGAGTACAAAGAAGTAGGAAAGCAATGTCCACGGATAGAAGATGTCTGGGAGACAGGGCAGAAAGAATTACGTATCATTGATACGTTAGAGCCAGTAATGGCAAGACACAAACTTATAATACACGAAGATATAATTGCGTATGATATAAGTTCAACTAAGAAGTACCCAATAGACCGACAAGAAACATACAAGTTCTTTCATCAGATGGCTAAGATTAGCCGTGACAAAGATGCCTTAATACATGACGATAGCCTAGATGCAGTAGCAGGTAGCGTTCGTAAGTGGGTAGACAGACTCGCAGTAGATGAAAAAGTACGTATGTCCCAGAAAGAAACAGACGACAATGTAGCGTTCTTTGCTGAATGGGGTGGTGATATAGGTGCAGACCAAAACGGTGTACTGGGCTTATCAACAGATAGGTTTAGACGCAAACAAACAGTCAGGAGACGACGATGAGTAAGAACTCAAGTTCCGCCCGTTTAAATATTACGGACTTACCAAGAGACCCACAACGCAGTCTAGGTGGACTTCGACAAGCTCTAGTAGCATCAGCTAACTATTGCAAACGATATCCTAAGAAACTAGAACTACTATTAAAAGTGCTAAAGGCAACATACAAGTACTGTCTAGAGGCTCAGAAGGCCGCTGACGCTGCTGGAAAGCCAACAGGTAGTAAGGCATCAAAAGCCGCTAAGAAGGCCGCAGAAGAAGAAGCAGCTATGTTAGCACTAGCAGAAAAGCAAGCCGCAGAGAAATCTGCTGAATCTAAGTAATTATAAGGAATAAACACAATGGCTAATACACTAAGTATCCCAGAGCGCACTTTAGCTCAAATCAGCGAATCAACTAACTCTATCAATGTAATTGGTGGGGCTGATGGTCGCTTATCCGCATATCAACCTTTAGTAGCACGAATCACAGACCACGTAGACAATGATGCTGGTGAAACTGGTTCAGATACAGACCTAATGGCTATCTTTAAGTCTAGCGCACACGGTCAACCTTGGATTAAAGACGCTAATGTTCTTATCCATAAGGTAATCGAAGCAGATGCAGACCCAGTAAGTAACGCTACAGACACAGACGTATCTGTATTGTACCCTAACTTCGATTACAGTACTTTCGAGTAATGTTAGATGTACAGGAATGTACATTATTAGGGTATCTAGAGATGACCACCGGCTTACCTACCATCGGTAAGGACCAAGCTGGTGTAATCTTAACTGACCAGGCCACAAAGGCCCAAGAATGGGTATCCTTACACGAATTTGAAGAACGATTCGATGTACTAGAGTAACATTATCAACGCACTACGGCCATAATAGGCTGTTCTGCGTTATATTTAAATCATTAGGAGAAGTCTTATGGAACACCAAGACCCAGCTAGCGGATTAGCGTTAAGCATGATTAACACAACACCAGTAACAAGAACACCAGAAAACAATAGAACCTATAAAGCATTCCAGAAGTGCTTCAAACTACCTTATTGGGAAAATACCATGTGTCACACAACTAAATCATACAGATTTGATAGACAAGTTACATGGGACAGAATAAAACAAGAATTCAACCTAACACCTAAAGAACTATCATTACTCAAACAAGTGTACACAGAGTCACTACAAGGTTGGAGTACTCCATACGACTTAATAAAAGTCAGTAATGGACATAAAGCTAGGTCAATAAACAACTTAGTTAAGAAAGAAGCCTTAAAAGTAATAGAAGGCCAAGTAATAATGAACCCATCAATAGTAATAGCACGTAATGGTTGGTCACAGTACTTACTAGGAGTAATGCTAGTACAGTGGATGAACGAGAGGTTCGTAATACCAACAGTAACACCAGATAAATACAGTAAAGAGTCTATACGAGCAGGTGCACAATACGCTGTAGACGACCAAAACCGCATAGAAATACCCCATATAGTAAAGGGTAAAATACAAGGTAATTTAGGCTAAATGGCGAGGTGTTTTCACTAAAAATATTATATTAAACAATAACTTAAACGTAAAAACACCACATTATCTGCTATAAGAATAGCGTTCTGTCGTTAGACCAAGAACAAGACAAGGTAACCAAGGGTACAAAGGGTAATATTCAAAACGGGTAATAAATACGAGGGGGTACTCCCTCCACTCTTCATTCTCCCATTTCCCCCATAGGACCCTCTCTCTCACTCATTTATACTATCTCTCTATCATCTAGTAATACACTTGTAATTGAATTGTATAGGGTGGGCTGCGCCCAGATATGTCTCTTTTATGATACTAGTAATACACTATGTAATACACTCTGTTACACTAGTACACTCTACTACTTAACACTACTACTAGGAGATACACTATGACTATTACAACACAAGCACGTATTAACTTGATTGGTAACAACTGGTACTACATATCAGATACATACCAAGCATCACACAACAACCTTTATACATTACTAATGGCTGCTAAGGCACACGGAGAATAACATGATTACAACAGCAATAAGTATTACCTTTCCACCAAGAGATACTCGGTATGATATGCAGAGTGTAGTAGCTACCATGTCAGATGGTAGTGTGCAGGATGTATTTCAGTTTTACACAGATGAAATATCATTCAGTGAATGCGAGCTAGTAGGCTTAACCATTCGTGAAATGAAACAGCTACGTTTCAACAGAGACGTAGCGTACGTACAAGGAGGATAACATGAAACATATATCTATTTTGTTAGCACTTATACTTACTACTGGATGTAGTACACTTAAACAAACACAAGTCAGGGTTGGGGCACTACACGATATGAATAAGAGTATTGATGGTGACAATCCTATGGCTTACCTTGAGATTACTGTACCAGTCACGGAGACTGTGACTTGTGGTTACACACATATATCTCATTTCACATCAGGTGTTCCGTTCAATAATAGGTCTGAACAGAATGCTGATACACTTGGTTGTTATTGGAGGATTTGGTAATGGATAACTTGGATAGTAAGCTTATTAGACGATTTGAAGAAATCTTGTACTTGTGGTTAAGTGGTAGGATGATTACATTCCATGACAACGTGTGTATGTTAACGTCTTTAGAACGTGCACAGCTTGTTAGGTACTGTGGTAAGAATAAGAGATACTTGAATGCTGTAGAGTTAGCTTACGACCTGCTACGTAGTGAGTGGCGATACACAGAGAGTGACGTTACTGAACACTCAGACTTTGAGGCTATTTAGTATGAAACTGTTAAAGAGATTAGGTAAGGTGCTGTTCCCTGTATTAGTATTAGCTGCTATGTGGTTAATTGATACACAGATTGATGGTTCGTACCAAGACCATAACAACGGCTGTTCACACCGTCACTGTGACTAAGTACAAACGCTTTAGAACACTCACGCTGTGTGTCGCTCAGGCGCTCAGCGTTCTCATTAAATGAATTTAAAACATATTCGGAGTTATATCATGTCATTATCATTAGCAAGCAGTATCCGTACAGTATTATCAGGTATCACGTCAGAAGTAGCATTACTTCGTGATGAAGCTAATAACCGAATTGGGGCAAGAGAAGTAGCTCGCTCGTTCGTGAACAGTAACTTAACCAAGATGGCTACATTAGTAGAGGGTACTCACATCGTATCGTTTAAAGACGACCGTGGTGAGTGGCAAGCTAAAGAGCAATCACGTAACCACAGTATATGGACTGTGGCACTACAAACAACTATCGAGACTGGTCATACTTCGTATGCCTTGTTAGGTAGTATCTTATCACAATGGGCTAAAGACGCATTAGGCGTTGAGTGGCCAAGAGAAACATCTGACCGTGTAGCTAAGATGTATGTTACAGAGATGCAGATGGTTGGTATCCTTGATACTAAACTAACTGAAGTTGAATTCATTGATGATACTACGCACGAGCGTAGAACATCACGAGTAGCTAAACTTAGTGCTACATTCAATGAAATGATGAACGCTGAAGTAGACACCATCAGAGAGGCTACAAGCATGTTGTGTAAGCCTTTAAGAAATCAGCCAGAGGATTGGGTTGATGCAGTAACAGGAGTTGGTGAGCAAGCTAATATGGGCCTTATAACACGTAAATCGTTTAAAGGTAACAGTATAGCATCACCAGTACTTAGTGCTGTGAATAAGCTACAGGCTGTGAAGTATGTTATAGCACCAAGCATTATAGATGCAGCGTATGACATTCTGGATAACCAACATGAATACAACTCAACTGAAGAAGAGTTGCGTATGTATCGTGAAATACTAACACTAGAGAATACAGAGGTATTCTTTGCAGTAACAATGGATAGTCGTGGTCGTATGTATTACCGTGGTGGTTTATTAACTCCACAGGGTACAGACTTCTGTAAAGCAGCCTTTCAGTTCGCTAATAGCAAGCAGTTGGGTGAAACAGGTCAAAGAGCATTGTACTTACATGCAGCAAATTGTTTCGGTATGGATAAGATTAGTATCGACGCACGTGTAGCGTGGGTAGATAGTAACCGTGCTCAATTAGCATTGATTGAAGACCATCACGACATCCAAGAGTTCTACCCGAGTGCTGATACATTCCAAGCAGCGGTGGCAGTTAAAGAACTACAGAAGTTATGGGCATTTGCTGGTACACCTAGTGAATTTGAATCAAACCTAGTATGTCATCAAGATGGTACTTGTAATGGGTTACAGCATATGGCTGCAATCACCAAGAACCGTCAGACAGCTATCACTGTTAACTGTGTAGAATCGTCTCACAGTGACGAACCAAGTGATATCTACGGCATTATAGCTAAGTTTGCAGCAGATAACACATCAGGTGCAGTACAAGCCTTGATTAACAAGTATGGTAGAAGTATGTCTAAGAACCCTGTTATGATTACAGGCTATGGGGCAGGTGAAGCTACCATCATTCAGAATACAGCTAAATACCTAGTATCTAAGAACGAGGATGCAGGTCTAGCAGAAGATATTGGTAAAGCGTACATACATGCTATCGAATCTAATGCAGGGGCAGTAAAGAGCCTTACAGAAGCTTTAAAAGGTAGAGTTAAGACAGTTGTTGAAGCAGGAGCTACACGCTTTGAGTGGACTACAGCAGATGGCTTTATAGCTTCTACTGAATACAGAGATATTGAATGTAACCGTATTAGAGCAGGTAGGTTTAATGCTTTGGTTAGAGATATGTTTCCAGCACCTTTAGATGAAGTGAAGACAGTAGGAGCAATGGCCCCTAATTTCATTCACTCAATAGACGCAACACACTTAAGAATGGTTGTAAACAGTTGTAATCACGACTTAGTAACAGT